ATGGTGATGATGTTTATTGGCAGAGTGGACAGCAGCAACCCCGCTATTTTGATGATGTTGGGCAGTTTGGGGACTGCCTGGACTGGAATAATCGCGTACTATTTTGGCTCTAGCGCTGGCTCACAAGCCAAGACCGATTTGCTTTCTAAGTCAGGGCCAGTCAAATGAACCTCACCGAACACTTTACCCTTGCAGAACTGACCACCACCAGCCACAGGCAGTTTGACAACACGCCAAACGAGATGGAACTAGCCAACTTGCAAAGGCTGGCAGAGTTCTTGGAGGAGGTTAAAGCGCTGCTAGACGGCAAGCCAATCATGATCAATAGCGCCTTCCGAAGTAAGGCCGTGAATGATTCAGTTGGCTCAAAAGATTCGAGCTTTCACCGCACAGGCAGCGCGGCTGACTTCCGAGTACCAGGCATGACTCCAGACGCCGTGGTGAGGGCTTTGGTGGCCTCAGACCTACCCTTTGATCAGGTTATCCGTGAGTTTGATGCTTGGACTCACATCAGCATCAGACCAGCGCCCCGCCGTCAGGCATTGATCATTGACCGCGCTGGGACTCGGCCTTTTGCTTAAGAACCCGATAAGCCTTGATTAATCTGTGGATCACAGGAGCGCTGACATTGAACCGCCGCGCTATCTCTTTCTGAGTTACGCCAGAATTGTACAAAGAATAGACTCGGCTGACTGAGATGTCCTTGGGCGGTCTGCCAGCACCGGCTCTCTTGCCTCCGTGGGTCAAGGTGCTGTCTCTCCAGCTGCCAAGTCATTGCCGCCGACTTTGGACGAACTTACCGAGTCACGGGGCAATCCGTAAAAATCCCCATCATCGGCTGCATTTGGTGGTGACAGAAGAGAGTTGTATTTGTCTGTCAGATCGACAATACAATCTTGCAGCATGTCAAGTTGAACAACAATGTGTGCTTCATTAAAAATCTTAGTATAAGTTACGCTGCCTTCACCTTTAATATTGTTCCAATTTAAGTGGATAAGTCTCATGTGTTCTTCTCCTTGAGTTTGGCTTCAACATGGCGTATCAGTTCTAGACAATGGTCTGCGTCATTTACAAAGTCTGGATGCACAGGTGGTGCATACAACTCCTCAAGCAAATCAATATCATCATCCGTCAGCCCTACCCACGGCTTCTTGCTACCACGCTCATCAGCACGGACAAGGGCGGCAAAGCGCTCATACCTGATGTCGTAGCCAGACTGTGTGTAATCCTCTAACTCGTACTCAACAAACCCAGCCTCCCGCGCAATTCGCATGTTGTCTTCTTGTGTCATATCAGCAAACTCCAAATCCAAAGTCCAGTAAAGAAAAACAAGGCGGCTATCACTACCAGCGCTACCAGAACAACGCCAACTAAAACGCTGCCAATCATCTGCCACGCTTCTGGTACTGGCGTAATGTCATCGGGCACGATTGGGTAAGGCTTGACCTTGCGAGTCTCCGGTTCGTTCTCTGCGTTGGTGAAGTGGCAGAAATGCTGACACTGTGGCATGTGTGGGCAGATAGCGCCTGTGTCGCAAATTCTGTTCATTTTGCCCTCGCTTTCAGCATGGCGTCTGCCAATGTGTAGGCGTCTTTGGCAATATCACTAAAGGTCGGGTCTTCCATACGGTCGCCATTCCAATAAGCAGACATTGTGCCAACTGCAACTTGCGCTGCGAAGTAATCGCGTATGGTCATGCCAAAACCGTTGTGCGATGTAGGAAACGCTGGCCCACCTGTCTTGGCCCTGAGTTCTTCGATTGAGAGTAGTGGATTCATACGATTTCCTTCACTTCTTCAGTCTTGTCCAAATACGCCCTCAAGCGCTTGACCCGATTCTTGTTGTACGCCACCAGTGCAGTCGCATATTCCACGCCTGACTCTGCCTGTAATAGAGCGTGTTCTGCGTGAAGTAGCTCATGTGTCACCGCTTGAATCGGCGTAACGGTCTTGAGCATCAGCTTGAGTTCTGTCCAGATGTACTTAAACATCATTTTGCCTCCGTAACTTTAACAACCCGTTGTGATCGGCCAGATGATGCCTTACGGCGCTCACCCGTATCAAATATAAAACCTTTGCGTATTAAAGGTGCAAACCTTGGGGTAATTGAATTACTGCGTAAGGGCGCAAGTTCTCTTTCAACATCATCAACGATGCAACCATTTGGGTATTTGCATATAGCTTCGTATACCATCCGCTCTAAATCCGTTGTGTTAACAGATGCTGCTGCTGCATGACTTGTGTCTGGGTCATTGGTGCGAACAAGTTTTTTTGGCTCAGTACCAAAATAACGCTCAAAAAGATCATAGGTTTTCATAAGCCACCTCAAAATGGTATGTCTTCATCAGGTTGATCGGCTTGCCGTGTGCGGTCTTGTGGTTTTGGGTCATTCATGTATGCCCAGCCATCCCACCCGCCTTCGCGCAGCGGGATGACGTCGATCTTGAGCATTGGGCCATTTTTAGTTTCGATCACAGACCCAATACGCTGGTAACGCTTTTTTGTTTGGCCTTCGCTGTTGCGGTATTCACCAACGATGCAGGAAACTTCTTTCATAACTTTTGACATTTTCAGTCTCCAATAATTAATTTAAGGGCGATAACTTTGGCGTCCACTTCTGCCAAAAACTTCAGGACTTCTTCTTCAGTGATTCTGAGCCAGTCTGGATTGCGCTCGACTCTGTAAACAAACAACTGCGCCTTGGCTGGCATCCGAGGATCAAAGACAACATAGTCACACCAAGAGCGATCAGCGCAACGCATCTGCCACTGCATCTGGGCGTAATATCTTGGGTCAACAGGGTTGGCTCCCTGAACGTAAGACAGCCAGCATTCCAAAGCAGTGCTTGATGATGGTGATTTGATCTCCACCATTCCATCGTCACTCACCAGGCCATCAGGTGACGCCCCAGAGGCTTGAATGTCGGGGTGAGGTATGAACCCCACTTCCTCTACCATCTGCCCCGTATGCGTCTCGTATGCGGCTCTTGCAAAAGGCTCTTGTTCCGTACCCCATTGCATTGCTGAATTAGAGTAAGACTCGGCTCTGGTCTGGGTAATGCGCTCCAACACAAGTTGAGTCATGTAATTGGTGCGGCTGGCGCTGTAACCCGTCTTGGTCTTGGCAAGTACATCAGCAATGCGGCTGGCGGTGACTTTGCCCAGCCTGTCAGCAAACCAGCTTTCAGTTCCTTGTTCTTCGCTCATGCTTTCTTCTCCAATTTGGCGCGGTCAACCCGTGCTTTTTTGGCTGCAATAACCTTAGTTTGAAGCGCCTGGTTTCCTGCACAAGCATCAAGTGCATCTTTGTAAATCTTTGCCAATTCATCACTGCTGCCACTGCTTTCAATTGCCAGTAAGTGGTCAGTGATGTCTGGTGTCTTGATCTCTGGGCGGCGGCTAGCACTGTTGCCGTCATCATCTTCTGGCGCTTGCGAAGTAGCGGCCATCAAAGACGCCCTCCGAATGTAGGTCAAACATGACATGAAGCCCTGGGGATCGTGCTTAGGTGCAGGGAAAAATAATTTTCCACAGTCCAGACGCTCACCTGATTCATGCAAAAAGCTAGTCTCACAGATAACCCCGTCTGGGTGTTCTGAGGTTGTTTGAAATAAAAATATCCCGTTCTCATTCAATGCCCCCACAACGCTGTCCACACAAGATGCTAGGTCAACATACTTGCTGCGAAAGTGAGGGTTTACGGCGTTTTTTAAGGCGGGTGCAAAGGCTTTCTGAGCCTTGACCAATGCTGTTGCTATGTTTTTCATGTTGTCCACCAAGTTAAAAGGGAAAGGGCAAGGCCAAGGCCAATGGCTGTGGCAAGTAAAAGATCAAGGGCAAGGTTTTTCATAAGTCCTCCGCAATCATTTTTTCAATGCGCTGGATAACGGCAGGGTCTATGATTTCGAGGCATTGTTTGTATGGCTCCACATACACCTCATAGACTGTAACGATGGCAGGCCAAGGTGGGTCAATGTCTGTGGCTAGTTCAGCAGGCTCAACTTCGGCAAGTCCTCTGATGTGGACGCCTGCAATAATTTCATCAAAAACTTTTCTCATGCTAACTCCTTAAAAGACCCGTTAGGGATTGATGGGGCCGAAGCCCCGTTTTGTTTAGGCTGCTTTCCGTGCATCCATTCTTGCGTTCACCTCAAACTGCTTGCTTGTTTCGCACTTGATGCAGCGATACGCCTTGGCTTCCATTTTAAAATTTTCCCAATCAGTGCTCATTGGCGTCCGCAAAATGTTGCGACCACAAGCAGTTCTTGAAGCCCAACCGCTACCGCTTTTGTTGAGATGCATTTGATGTGACATGTCGTTTCCTTAAAAAGACCCCTTGCGAAATTGCTGGGGCATGCTTTGCATTGTAGAGGTTGCTGCACATCCATCAAGTCTTTTTGGTAGGGGTTTTCCCTAATAAACAACACCTGTCTTTAGTGTAGTAGAATGCACCAATGACAAAGCAAGAAGCAATCATTAAGGCCGGTTCACAAGCAATGCTAGCTAGGCTTTTGGGCGTGACCAGGGGTGCTGTCTTCCAGTGGAAGGCTCTCCCACAAGGTCGGCTGTATCAATTGATGGTCATCAGGCCAGAGTGGTTTAGCAAATAACGGGGGAAAAGCGGATTCTGCAACTGGAAAGCTGACTCGGGCATCAACTGACAGCGAGGATATAGCAGTGCAGCGAGTACCCCCACCTTTTGATTTTTAGTGTAAAATTTTTTTGAAACACGGCTAGGTTGAGCCTGATCTCTCAGCCAAAAAGGGTTACACCTTCCCCTGCCGTTCGTTTCTTTTAAAGGTGCGCGAAAAAGGTAAAACAATGCACTATTACAGACACCACATTGGTGACTTTTTAAAAGACACTGGGCATCTCAGCAATGACCAGATGGGCATCTATCTACGGATGCT